TGATATTAATGGAAAGGAAATAGAAATTGTCTTGGGAAACAAGAGAACACAGTATTCGGATAGTAAAAATATTATATTTATGCATATATATCAAATTGTAAATGATAAGGTAAGTAAAAAAATTGGCATTTTTGAAATTAAGGCATCTGAATTTATTCATTCCATTGATGATGATGGAGACATAATCCTTGATAATGGAAATATTATATTTTTTCCGAAGAGTCTTCAAGAAATTATTCAAGAACCACCTACGCCAGAAGGTATACCAGAACCTACACAGGAACCCACTATTGAAATCATACCCGAACCTATAAAAGAAAGCAAAACCCAATTAATATTTGATAAAGTATTGGAGTTTGAGAAGAAAGAGGTTCAAGAAGAATTATCCAAACAGTTTCATTTATCTGCAGCAAATACTTGGGTAGAAAAAGCATTTCAGAATCACAATTTCAATATAGAAGAGGTATCGCCAAATGGAGATTGTTTTTTTCTATCAATAGTGAAAGCATATGACGGAACAGGAAAACACATCAATGTAGATATGTTGAGAACATACCTAAGTACTCAAGTTACTGATGACATATTTAATACGTACTATGATATATACAATGCAATTGTAAATGAGAACCAACGATTATCGTATACCATGAATGAGAAGAAAAAGCAGAATAAGATATTGAAACAGCGATATGAAAACACATTGGATAAACAAGACTCGTTGGAAATTATTAAAGAGGGGGAAATACTGCGTAGTAAATTCAATGATGATAAAATAAATAGTACTGGTAACAGCGAATTATTGGGCGAATTTAAATTTATGGAAGGTGTAACAACCAATGACGAAATGAAAAAAGTAATCAAAACAAGTACGTTTTGGGCAGACACGTGGGCAATCAGTGAAATAGAAAAGCATTTGAATATAAAAACAATAATCCTTTCTAAGGATGCTTATAATAGTGGCGATATTACCAACATTATTTTATGCGGTCAAATAAATGATAATAATAAAGTTGTTCGGGAACCTGACTATTACATTATGCTTTCATATACAGGCAACCATTATGACTTGGTTACATATAGTGAAAAGAGTTTATTAACATTTAGAGAACTGCCATATATTATTCGTCGTGGTATTGTGGATAAGTGTATTGAAAAATTAAGTGGTCCGTTTTATGAAATAAATGACTTCAAGAAGGTTCGTGATAAATTGAATATTATAGAAGATAATGACGAAGATGATGAGGATGATGACACTATAGATATTATGGACTGCAATAATAAGGTAGTTTTTGTAGTTCATGCAAAATCAAATAATAAACCTCGTCCGGGAAAGGGAACCGGAGAATCTATAGAGACATCTGAAAATTTGAATTATAATCTATTACATAATCAAAAGGATTGGCGGCGAAAATTGGATGATAGTTGGAGCCAGGAGTTCAATATAGACGGAAAGAAATGGTTGTCTGTCAAACATTATGTATATGGTTCCCGATACAAGAAAGGATTTCCTGATTTTTATCATTCTTTTTCATTAAACAGTGATAGTAATATATCAAAAGATGTTGATATTGCAGCAGCTGCTGTAAGTAAATCGGGCAAATATAAAAATGAGGTTTTACGAAAGGAAGAAATACATGTAGATAATGATTTTGATGAGAGTGAAAATAGAGAACTTGCCTTGACGTCAAAATTTTCTCAAAATTCAGACTTGAAATATATGTTATCTCTTACAAAGAACGCGTGTATCAAACAATATCAACGTAATATACCCTTGGAAAATGACAATGTGTTGATGAAGGTTCGTGGTTCTATAATTGTGGAGTAAAATGTAATATTGCAATATTGTGTCATGCAACTAAAGAGTAAAATTGATTCATTATATTTACTATAATTATATTGTAATTATACAAGCGAATACTAAAACGAAATATGCAGCACTACACTGAAACTGAAACACGCCATTATATGGAGCAACTGAAGTTGGAGCAAGGTTCTTGGACAAGTCTTTACTTGAAGATGTGGCCGAAGAACGTCATTGCTGATGGAAAGAGCATTGATACCAAGGAAGATTTGAAGTGGTTGATTGAAGATGTACTGAAGGTGGGACGTGTGGAACGTATTGATGAGGTGGTAAAGGATATGCGTAATGGAAATACGAATCGTTCTGCGTTTATCCATTTTGTGATGTGGGATTCAATCTTCGGTTTGAATATGCGTAATGACATTGATGAATCTGGTGTATTCAACGCATATTCGTCCCACGCAACTGGACTGAATTTTCAGAACAAGGACCACATCTACAAACACATTCAGCCGTTCTTTGCCTTCCGCAAGAATAATTGTCCCTGCTCTGCTATTGGAATGGAGGATTTGACTAAGGAGCAACTAATCCGACGATGCAAGGATATGGAAGAAGCACTTGCTGCGAAGTCGTTGTTTGTTCAAGAGTTCATTGAGAATGAGCGAGCAACACTTATCAAGGAAATCCAAACCCATCGCGACATAATCCAAAAGGGCTTTGATGATTCCATCACGAACCAAGAAAAATAGGATACTACAGGATAAGATATGAAGGTAAGAGTATTTTCGTAGAATTTTGATTTAAGAGTAAAAAATAATAAACAGGTTGATTTACCTTTTTTTTCATTTACTCGCAACGAGATTATATCATGACGATGCAACAAAAAACGAAAATTGATTCATTCATAATTAGATCTACACAAAGACATACAAATACAATAAAACTAACTACTAATCAAAGATGAGCACTGTTACTGTTGTAAAGAAACGCGTATATAAGAAGATCCCTTTGGTCATTCGAAATAACTTGACAACAGATCAAAAAAAGTCAATTATCAAGTTCATTGCTAAGCACAAAAAAAGCGTAAATAAGACGTTGAAGGAGGCTGCTAAGGCCGCTGAGAAGGAGGCTGCCAAGGCTGCTAAGGCTGCTAAGGCCGCTGAGAAGGAGGCTGCTAAGGCTGCTAAAGCTGCTGAGAAGGAGGCTGCTAAGGCCGCCAAGGCCGCTGAGAAGGAGGCTGCTAAGGCCGCCAAGGCCGCTGAGAAGGAGGCTGCTAAGGCTGCCAAGGCCGCTGAGAAGGAGGCTGCTAAGGCTGCCAAGGCCGCTGAGAAGGAGGCCAAGAAGACAACAGTCGTGAAGGTAAATAAAGAGAAACGAAAACCAAGTCCATTTGCGATGTATATGAAGTCAGTTCGCTCAAGTGTAAAGAATGACAATCCAGACGCTTCTTTTGGCGAGATTACAAAGATTGTCAGCGAAAAATGGAAGATGCTCAGCGATGACGAGAAGAACCAATATAAAGTAGAGTAAAATAAATATTTATAAACTGTTATTTAAGTAACCATAAAATGAATAACCTTTTTTTGATTTTTATTTGTCTATGATATAATTATTATATTTTGTGCGAACTTAAATGTTCAAATGTATAAAAAAATAAATATATGTATTATAATAAACAATGAGTGATATTAGTGGAAATGATAATAATAGTAGTGAAAATGTATTAAATTTGAGATCAACAATGGAAGGTATAGACAATAGTTTGAATATATTACCAGAAAACGAAACAAACAATGAAGATAGTGATACAATATATACAGGACAAAATTTGGATGAAGCAGAATTGTTAAGCGAACCAAGTACTCCATTTGAACGTCACGAATTACAGATAGAAACAGAAAGTAAGTTTTCAGAAAAATCATTGACCGTAGAATCATTAGCTTCAAACGGCATCTTAGAAGAACATAAATATCTATATCAAGATTTGAAAGAAATAACTCCCATTCCTATGGTATATTACAGAATAAAACAAGCGTTATTGGCAAATAATGTAGAAACAGCATTGGATTTACGGGAAATGTATATGGAAACTCAACAAACAAAAAATAATCAAGAAGAGCAACAACGCGGTGGATTTCCGAAAGAATTTGAGATATTCAAATATGAATTTTTAGCAACACGTCGCAATAATACACATGTTTTAGATGAATCAAAACAATGTAAACGCTTTTTAGATTTGAAATATAATGATTTAGTAAATATTATTAATCGCATTCAAACATCTGTTATTTTTACCTCCACAATATCAGGTTTTATGCAGGCAACAAAAACACAGTTTAATTTTGGAGAAGTCGCAATATCTATAGTATCTATTACAATAGCAACATATATTTCATTGGTTCTATCTATATCCAAATATTACGGACTGGATGATTTGAAAGAGCGAATACAATTATTACGTGAAAAATATTCATTGTTATTGAATGAAATAGATTACAATATGGATAAACTTGGACCTTGGACATATAGAAAGCAATGGATAAAGTCAGACGCAGAAACAAAAATGCTTGATTGGAAAAACGATTATCATGATATATCACAGCGTTACAATGAAATTATAGCAACAAAGAAGGAATTGACATCAGAATATGAAGATATAATGGATACAAAATCACGCAATTATTATGATATTGAAAATAAAAAGTTATCGATCAAAAATAAAGAAAGGGTGTATAAATGGACATACAAAGAAGATGAATTAGAAAAGAAGATAGCAATGGACAAGAAGAAAATGAATGCGGATGTGGAGTTAAATCAATTAGAAATGAAAAAAGACTCCATCGTTTTACAGACAGAGGAAAATGACAATTGGACATATAGTGACTGGACTGAAGTATAAATTCAATATAGTAATGGATAGTATATTGAATTTATTTTGGTAATAGTTTTTGTACAAATGAATGCGTATATATATAACATGCACCTTCGTCATTTGCTATTGCGTTTTTCTTTATTTTTTTATCTGGGATATCAATAACCCAATCAGTAATAAGATGTAATGCTTGTAATTGTGAATTTACTTCATCAATAATCATATTGTAGTTAGCATTGCTTCCTTTAGGCCAGTATTTGTATTTGTCATTATAATATTTTTTGTCACCACTAATTTCATTTATATGAAGTATGGTTTTGTGAACATACATAAGAAATGTGTGTCCTTCGTGTATTCTATCTCTATTACTATTATCTTTATATAAACTATTTTTCCAAACAAGTGAAACAATGATAGGTTTTGCAATATTTTGTTTGAGACTACTTATTATTTTTCTAATTAACGTTTCAATATCTTCTTTTTTATCTGCTTTCTTTGCATAAGGTCTGTCGGCGTAAAACATCGCCGCGTTTTCAGTACTTAATATTTCAACTGTATTTCGCTTATACCTAAAATGTTGTTGTGATGTAGTTTGTGAAACTCCACGCATAATACTAACCGTAAAAACTAAACTTGAGTGATTTATGCAATAATGGACATTGTTGAATCAATTTTTCTGAATTGTGAATATCACGTTTGAAATTGTTAGATTTAACCTTTTTTTCTATTAGATCAACATACTTGACAATATTATCAGCGGTGAATTTACTTTTGAGCGAATAACTATTAATATTGTATGTCACAGATAAGAAAGCATTGATGTTATATATAAATACACATTTAATGAAGTAATATGCAAATGCAGATGTATTTTCAGTATAGAATGAATTGTCTTTTCTGTGTAATAAATGTCTTAATGACAATTGCGATTGTTTCAAATACTTGTTTGTTTGAACAAGAGAATGGATAATTTCATTCTTGAGGTTCTCTTCCATGAAAGGAATAAGCTCTTTTTTTGAAATTTGATTATTATGAAAAAGTTGTATATTATTTATTAGTGTGGCAAATGTTTCAGTAAATGCTTCATTCATATTATAACGAATGTTTAACTTGAAAATAGCGTTTAATCTTTCCTGAATAATAGTGTTATCTTGCGATTCAATAGTTGAAAAATCAATGCCGAATGCGTGCATACATTCGTGAATAAGTACTTTTTTCCATTCCTCTTTGCGGTAAATATAAATAACATTATTTTCAATACATGCATATGTGTATGCTGTGTTTATATCTTTACTTCCAATATGACCATCAATAGTAGATATTTCTTTTTTGAAGGGTGTATTAAATATATAAATGTCTAAAATATTAGAACATTTGGATGAAGCGAAATAACTAAGAAAACTAATAATATGAATAACGTTCTCAATAATTTTTTTACTGATTTTTGTAGTGGTAAAGAAATGGAGTGAAATACGACGTTTGTGTATAACAAATTGTATAAGATGTTTGTGATATGTTTGTTTTGAAATATATTTGAAAATAGTGTCAGGTATATGTTGGTAATATAGTCCATAATCAACTTTTGTCGCTGGTTTGAAACTTTCTTGATAAACTGGTATTTTGAGTGTGCTGTAATAATAATGCAATGTTTCAATAAAATACTTATTTTTTTTTGATATTTTGAATGGTTTAAATGAGAAGTTTGGAATTTTGAAACATTCTATTATTTTAGTATTCATTATAAAAATTGAATGAGTTAAAGTATATACTATAACTGTAAAAAACGATGGGAATAAGATACTTAAACAAGTTTTTGATTGATAAATGCTCAAAAGAGTCTATTACACAGATACATTTAAGTCAGTTAGAATCTAAGACGATTGTGATAGATACAAGTATTTATTTGTATAAATTTATAGGAGAGGGAATGCTTTCTGAAAATTTATACATTTTACTAACACTATTCAAAAAATATAAAATAAATGCGTTATTTGTATTTGAAGGGACACCACCTCCCGAAAAGTGGGATACTATTGAAACACGAAACAAAGAAAAGGATAAAGCGGAAGTAATGTACGAAAATTTGACAAGGGAATTGGAAAAATCAGATTATACAGACATAGAACGTGATAAAATAATGTTACAGTTACAATCTGTTAAAAAACAATGCATACGAATAAAAAAACATCATATTATGTTTGCAAAGAATATGATGGACTGTTTTGGGATAAAATATATAGATGCTTGTGGTGAATCGGATGAGATATGTGCGAAATTGTGCAAATCGCAAATTGCGTTTGGATGTTTGAGTGATGATATGGATATGTTTACTTATGGATGTTCAAATATTTTGCGAAACTTGAATTTGATTAACGAGGAAGTGACACTTTATAACTATGAAAAAATTATATGTGATTTAAACTTGAAACCGCAAATATTTACACAACTTCTGATTCTATCATCAAACGATTATTATAAGGACAATACTAATGATTTTAATAAAGTAATGGAATGGTATTATGCATATAAAAAAATGGAAGTAGTAATGCCGTTTAAAAACTGGTTAACAGAGAAGAAATACATACAACATATAGAAGATATCAATAATGTAGAAAAGATATACACTATAGACAATAACATAGAAATTAATGTACATAATTTAAATGAAACAATAACCGTGCAAAATAATATGAAACACACAAAATTAAATGAGTTATTACGACCACACGGTTTTATATTCCTAAATGAGTGAATTGTAATATGATCCGTTATAAATGTATTGTCCTGTTGTAGAAAGATCAATCGCAACATTCAACCATATAGAACCACCCATGTTTTGCCAACGGCGACAAAATACCCAGTCTTCTGTTAATACATCATTTTTTTCAGTATATGTATCAAAAAGTGAATGTGCGTTTTTATTTTCGTTTTCATTCAATACATTTAAATTATCATCATATTTTGTATTGGGGAATGCACATATCATTTTTTCAATAGCAGCACGTTTTATCATTAAAAATCCAGTTGATATATGTTCTACACGTGTCAAGTTCTTGTGTATACTAATACTTTCAGAAGCGTGTTTGGTATTATAACTAACTAACTTGTGTTGAAAAAATAATTCGTTACTATATTGGGTTTTATTCTTATTATTAAAAACATTAATACAATTTGGATGTTTTATAATATTGTTCCACATAATTTCTTTCCTTGGAACAGCACCACCTACAATATATTTATCAGATAGTAACAATTTAAATACATCGTATGGTTGCCATATAACATCGCTATCAATAAATAAAAAATGTGTGATTCCATCAATGGCCATAGCTTTTGCTAATAGGTTATTTTTACAACGATGATTAAGGGTATCATCGGATACAAAAATATATTTACATCGAATGCGGTTCATTTTACATAAATCACTTGTTTTTATTAATGAATCTACAAATTCGTGACGACACGAACCTGTATAACACGGAATTAATATGCAAATAAAAGGTTGTCGTTCTCTAACATATTCAGCAACCTGGTCGTTCATAATAAAATATGAATTTATATATTATTATGATGATAATTAAATGCTAAAAAATTACGCAGATGCTTCTTTAATGAAGTGGGGCTTGAGGTAACGTTGAAGGTTGAAGTATGTAACTTCATCGTTCTTTCCTACCTTGAGAAGCTTGGAAAGCTTGTTGTCGGGGAGGATGATGCGACCATTGCTCTTGTCACGAAGGTTGTGGGCAACAACGTATTGGTTGATTTCCTTGCTTACTTCGGTGCGGGCCATTTCAGTACCAACATCCTTGTTAAGGAATTTGGCAAGCTCGTCACTGATGCGTGTGGGCTTGACGAAGCCAGACTTGGGGCGGTCACCCATATCACGCTTCTTGCGGGCAGTGGCGGCCTTTACGGCGGCTTTCATATCACGTTCAACGGACTTTTGAAGGGTCTTGAAGTCAGCCTTGAGTGATGTGAAGATGCTTCCGAGTTGTTGAAGCTTGGCGTTGAATTCGTTCATCTTGTCAGCGTATGTCTCGGTGGCGGCTTCGGCAGGAGCAGCTTCAGTAGCAGGGGCGGCTTCTACAACGGGAGCAGGAGCAGGTGTAGCGGGGGCAGGAGCAGATTCTTTTTTAGCACGGGGAGCTTTAGTCTCAGTAGTCGCGGTGGATTTGGAGGTTCTAACCATCTTATATACACTATATTAGGTCTTCTTTTTATATTCATTTTATAATATATTATATTATTAGCATTCCTCCAGTAAATATTATCTTAAAACGAACAATATTCGTTATATTAGAGATAATTATATATTTAGGGAAATAATTAATATGCATCATATAACCACGGCATTGTAATACGAGCACTATGTGAAACACGCGTAAGTGCCATTAGGCAATATAGCGAACCTAATTTACAATGCTCTTCATCAATACCAGTATATATTAACGTTTCCATTGCGGTAACACATAACAATTTCATGTGCGATACCAATCGTAAGTTCTCGGAATCATTTTGATTTAATAAATTAATTGAAGAATTCAATATACCTTGAAATGGATCATATAAGCAACAGATCTTTTGTTTTGCATCACGGGTTAATCCCGCACGAAACGACCATATATCTCTTAATATTTTATAAAATTTACGAAAACAATGGGACGTTAAACCAGAAAACCATAATGACTGTGTATAATTCCCAAGACGGTCTATTTCGATAAATATATTTTGAATACGTTGATTTAATGTATAATGGCGATATTCAATCATTTTATTATATAAGTTGCGAACCTGAGGTGTTATGCGAATCGTGTAATATATTTGGGGATGATAATAGGAATATGATATGTTATAATTCGCATATGGATTAGGTAATGAAATACGAATACTTGTCAAGTTATATCGCGATAACCCAACAATTGCCTTATTATTACGGAACAGATTAAATGCATTGCGTATAATGTTGAATTCAATAGTATTTCTATTATATGGATTACGTACATTTCTATTGTTGTTTGTAATATACTGTACAAAAGAGAGTAATGAGAACCCATATATCATATTATCGTTATCTTTATAGGAAAAGAAATTGTACCATTCCAAATCCTCTATTTTTTCCAATGTAACAAAATCAGAATCATTTATACATATTTTTCGGTTTATTAACGCAGGACCAGATAACCTTTTAAATGTTTGTATTAAATAACCACGATATATTTTCTGAATTTTTTGAGCACTTTTTGACCTGCGAAAATGCATAGTTATTCGTTCAATAAGATCAGCTTTTCTACCGGATATTTTGATGTGATTGTGTCTTGCTATTTGACGCAATTCTGGACACTTCATTTTGTGTAATATACTATCATCTTTGTAGTTAAAATTATTATAATTAATATGTGGTGTATTTTGGTTTGTATTTTCATTCATGTTTTCCATTATAATAGCACTATAAAAAATATTTATGTAGTTTCATAAAAGAACTATATCCAGAACCAACAACAGAATCTTGTTTATTATATTGTAATGTGTCATGCAAAGATTAATGCGTCATGCGACTAACGAATAAAATATGAAAAAAGCATGTTTTATTCATATAAAATTGATTCGTCCTGGAGAAATATATTATAAGGTAAATTGTTATTACTACTACTACTACCACTACTATGTCTACTATGATGATGAACGTAAATGATTGGGATCCTTCCCAGGTCCGCTATATGGCACCCAAGGTCAATGATAAGGGCGGAAAGACGATTAATGTGATTAGCAAGCAGACTAATCGTGCTATTCACCTATCCACTCCTCAACTCACTACTTGGGGAATTACTGATTATGTGAATGAAAAGGGCGAATCGGACAATAAATTCACTATGTCTCTGTCTTTCCCAAGCGAGGGATATCGCACACCAGACTCTGATAGCTTCCTTGACAAGCTCAAGGAGTTTGAGAAGCAAGTTCTTGCGGATGCTGTGGATAACTCTGTCCTATGGTGGGGTGAGCAGCTTGACCCCGCTGTTATCAAACACAACTTCTTCCCTTTCCTTAAGTATCCCAAGGACAAGGCAACTGGACGCATTGATACAAGTCGTGCTCCGAATATGAGGTGTAAGGTTGCCAAGTATACTAAAAAGGTGGGTGATGAGACAGTGGATAACTGGGGAATTGAGATTTATAACAGCGATGGTGTTAAGCTCTTCCCTTGCGAAGATAGCGATTCCACGCCCATTGACTTTGTCCCCAGTCGCAGTGATGTTAAGTGCCTTATCCAATGTACTGGTATTTGGATTGGTGGAAAGGGTTGGGGACTTCTATGGCGTGTGAATCAGTGCGGTGTTAAGCCTTCTCAGAATGCAACTGTATTCGGTAAGTGCCACGTCTCATTTACTGAGGAAGAGAAGAATACTACAACTACTAAGTCATCCAGCGATGATGAAGAGAATGACGACGAAGTAGCACAAACTACAACTCAAGTAGATGACAGTGATTCAGATGAGGAGGAAGAGGAGCCACCACGACCAGTAACACCACCACCTACACCAGTAAAGACACCTACTGCCCCTAAGAAGAGAGTTGTTCGCAAGAAGGCAACAGCATAAAAACAAAAACAAAAACAAAAACAAAACTACCAGATTATAAACCCTTTGATTATAAACCCTTTGATTATAAACCTTTAACTAATTAACTTTTGACCAAGTACCAACTCATTTTTTAATGACTAAAAAATGAATATTATTACGTTTCAATAGTTATATGCATGATAATATTACTTCTATGCGCATCTGAGTAAATATGTTGCTTATCTGGATATGGAATCCCCTTATTTTTTATAATAAATAACTGTTCTTTTTTGATATTGAGCTCACTCGGGTCAAATGTAATACTATAATTTGACGTTATTTGTTTTGTAATTTTTTCATGACATAATAAGTGATTTATGTTATATGTTTGATTTATATGTATATTCTTGTATTCATCAATATGATAACCGTGATTCGTCTCTTCTAATTCGCACACAGTAATAATATTATCGTCGTGCTCTAATATAGTATGCCATAGTGGTACATACATTTCTTGATTATCAAATTTCAATTTATATACATTTCCTACCAATAAATCATCTAAACACGGGTTCAATATATAACAATTCATATTACTCTTTTTATTATGGATAATATTATCCAGTGTGTATAATAGATTATCGGGAAAATGCAATACTTGTTTATAGTTACACAGAATTGTTTTGATTTGGATAATGTCAACCAATGATTTATTTTTGATGTATTCAAATAGATTATCATAACACTTTTCTTGTAATTTGTTGAATATACTATTCAATATACCATTATCGTTAATGGAATGTAGAAAATCTGTAAAAATACTTTCATAATCATTATTGATAGAACCCTTCTTATCCATTAAATATTCGTACGCCTCTTGTATTTCTTGAAATTCTTTTATCGTATCGCGTCCTGATTTATCTGGATGATATTTTAGTGCTTTTAACCTGTAGTTTTTTTTTATAGTATGTTCATTACACTCGTTTTGATGGAGTTCCAGGATTTCTAACGCCCTTTTTAATTCCATTATGATACTTGATTAATATATTATAAAACAATCTTTCTATATGGTAAATAGGTCTGTAATTATTATTGAAATATTTTATATTGGTATTCAAACCCTGTACAATTTCATTCATGTGTTTTGTATGGATAAAATTATGTTCAACAAAATAATATAATACGTGATAATAACACTCTTCCAATTCAATGTTATACGTTAATATATCATATAATATTTCACGGAATTCACACAAATCCGTCTTACTATCACAATTGATTATAAATTGAATAATATTATTTGTAATCGTATCAAAATTATCCTTTGTATCTGTAATACTTTTGTAATAATATAGTTCTTTCATATTTGTAAAGTCATAATCACATATGTCGGTATGGTCTTTGAAATTTTGATTTGTTTTTAATAATTCTCTGTATTCATCAGTATTCGGTTTATGCAAACATATTACATTACTAATGTTCAATATATTATATGGGATAAAGCTGATTGTATTTGTAAGTAGCACAAATTTAACTTCTATATCTGGAATATTACACGTATGTTCATAGTATAGAAAATTATAAAAAAGGTCAATCACTTCAATATGGATTTTATCAAAATTTTTACATAATATAATGCCTTTTCTATTGGGACGCAATACAATGATTTCTGTGATTTGAACAAATATGTCTGTCAAGTTTTGTTTTGCGTTACATCCTAATAAATCAATGTCTATTTCAAAATGAATGTCACTTATTTTATAAAAGAAGGTTCCCTTTTCTGTTTGGTACTCTATTTTTTTCTCCATTTTCATCTGTGTTTTACTATAAGGTCGTATGATATTCAACGCTTCGCTATATTTACCTGAGCCATTGGGTCCATAAATAATCGTATGTGGTATAAATGAATTTGGTGATAATATATTGTTTTCATGAATGTTATACTTGTCTTTTTGTTTTAAATAATCTTGAAAATGTGTTTCGTGATATTTCATAATTTACAATATATAATATATAATCTATATATTGTATTGGTGTTAATATTAAAATGATGTGCTTATAATACTACTTACAAATGAATTATACGAAAAAAACATGGCTATCAATAACGATATTACACCCGAAAATAAAATATTTTGACCATTTATACCAAAAGCATATAATAAGATTAAAAATATTAGAAAGGCACATACTATAAAAATGATTATATTCAATAGTGTATTCACAAATGTCTTCTTTTTCTGGTCGGCCTCTGTTTCATCGTCTTTTTCTGTTTTTTTATAATCTTCAATTTTGTGATGATATTTCTCATAGTCTAATGCATTTATCATTTCATATATTGTTGTTATTATTAATGTTCCTGATGTTATACCTACAATGCCCTTTGAAAGAATATTTATATCTTCATTTTCAGGATATGTATTAAAAATAAAAGGTACAACTAATGATATTATGTAACCACTTATAGAACCATATAAACGTCCATTAATACTAATTTTTTGTCCTGATATACTTGAATAATCTATATCTCCAAGATAACCAGCACTCGTACCAGTAATAAGTAAAAGTAATGATGGAAGTATATCATAATCCGCATTAAATTGTATTGTTGTTAATAATATACCCATTATTAAAACTATTATTCCTATCATAATTAACACAGTTTGGTAATTAATGTTAAATGTAAATAAATTGTCAAATATAAACATAAATGCTATAAAAGCCATCATTGGAAAATACAATATATATGCCATATCAAAATCATCTTTTCCTAATAAAAAATCGGGTACAAAGAAATAAAATATGAAAAGAATAAACATACAGATAGTAGAAACAATATATGACAATTTATAGCTTTCTTCTGGTATTTTGTATTTTTTTGGAGGGTTATATTTGTCACCTAAATTATGTGATTTAATGTTTGCATTTGTGTAACCAAATGTATAGATAGATAATGATAGTGTTCGTATAATTAACGAACCAATGACAATAATAGGAATAATTGTGATAATGAAGTTTTGATCACGAACATCCGGTATCTTTGAAAAGTATTTCATACTGTTATCAAATATATTGTTCATTTTTAATCCAAAGAATACATGAACGATTACCATAATAAATAGAATAAAATTGTAACTTATGGCTTCATATAAATATGCAAAAATAGTTGCATACATTAGAGCATAAATAAACACTTCATATATAGTAGTAGCTCTTTCCGGTTGTAAGTCTGGACCTTTTTGATTATTATTTTCCATGTATAATAAATATTGTAAATATATATATTATATAGAGTTTTTATCTACGTTATATGTTTCGCAAATCCAATCTATAAGCATTTCATTACTATAATGCGAAAATCCATCCTTCAGTTTTTTAATATTGTAAAACGCTGGCTTTACCATACTTGGTGACTGATGAAAAGCATATACACCATATTTTCCTTTTCTAAGAGATAAATTCGGCGTGATTTCTCTAACAATATTCTTGTTTTTCGCACTACCTTCCAATATACTAATTGCAATGTCCTCCGTCAACTTACCCACCTTTTCACAATAATTACGTAAGCTTTCCTTTTGCGAACCACATTCTAAATAATATCCAAATTTACCTTGTTTGATATAAATTGGTTTATCTTGATAATATCCCACCAAACTATCGTCAGTATCATCAATCAGATCACAAACATTATATTTCTGATTGCGTAGCATATCTAAATCAATATGAATATCTTTTTTCACCTTTTTGTATTTGGGTTCGCTATTTTCACTATCATAACGTAATACAGGACCGTATTTTTCAAATACTAAAAATACATTGTCTTCTATATTAAACCCGTGTTTTTGTATATTTTTGTTGTTTTTGATGATACCACTGATTTCTTTATAACATTCAGAGCATAGTGTATGCCATTCTTCAATTTCACCACTGTGTATTTTATCTAATTTTTCTTCCATTTCACAAGTGTAATTGTATGAAAATAAATGGGTAAATAATTTTTCTAAAAATTCATAACATATAATACCCAGGTTCGTGATTCTCAATTTATTTTTTTCACCACATAATTCTTTTGTCTCTTCACTTACTGTAATACAATCATCTTTGAGAATATATTTGGTATATTTGCATTTAATAGGTGGTATATCCGTTTTTTCAATATAATTTCTATCAATAAGGGTAGTTACAATTGATGCAAACGTGGATGGACGTCCAATACCAATATCTTCCAACTTGTGAATTAATGAACTTTCATTATAATGTGGAGTATTTCGCGTAGTGGTCAATTCATTTGATATATTTGAATATTCAACATATTCTTTGTTTGTTTGAGAATTAAGAAACAATGTATTATTATCTGGTTTATCTTTGACAATTACTTCTTTCCATCCCATAAATATAGGTGTTTCATTTGTATAAACATATTTATGCGTTTTTAATGGACAATCTACAGTATATTCTTGGTATTCAAAATTATAATCACTCATACAACTTTCAAGTGTATTTTTCCATATAATATGATACACGCTGTGAATTTTATTATCCTTGTGTTGTATGTCTAATTTATGTGTATTGATATTTGTAACGCGGACTGCTTCGTGAGGGTCATTTTTTTTCACATTTTCAATGACACTCTGTTTCTTTGTATAATATTTATTTCCATAAGTATTTGTTATATAATCTTTTGCTTTTGATAAAAATTCACTTGAATATGATTTGCTGTCTGTACGCATATAGGTTATATAACCACCTTGATATAAATCTTGACATAATTTCATTACATGTCCAGAACCAATGCCAATACTATTACTACATTGTTGTATTAACTTTGATGTATTGAATGGTAATGGCGGACTTAATTTTCGTTGTCCTTTTTTTCCTAATGACATTTTGTGACGATGTTTTTTGGAGTCTTCAAAAAAAGTGTTGAGAACATTGTCATCAGCAATATGTTTATCTAATACAAATTCAATATTTTTACTTGTAAAAACACCCTTTACTTTATGATGTGTAGTCATTGAACTTCGGTCAATATGATGATTATCATATACTAATCCCAAACAAGGTGTTTGACATCTTCCAGCGGATAAAGCATTATTCTTATCGTTATATACATATTTCCATAATAAGGGAGATATGCGATAACCAACAATCAAGTCCAATACTTGTCGTGAGATTGCTGAATTCACTTTATTCATATTCAGAATAGTAGGCGTAGAAATAGATTTTACAATTGCATCTTTTGTGATTTCGTGGAATATAATACGATGTGTGGTTGTTATATCAAGACCAAACATATCGCAAATATGCCATCCAATTGCTTCTCCTTCACGGTCATCATCAGTTGCAATATAAATTCTATTTTTATTGAAATTGTGGATAACCTTTTTCATATCTTTAATATAATTTTCCTTACTTTCAATATGTTCGTAAGTAATAGCATAATTGTTTTTTACGTCTATACTTTTCAAACCATTAATTTGTCTAAGATGTCCCATAGAAGCAATACACATATACTGGGAACCCAAAAAACCTTCAATCTTAGCACACTTGGATGGAGATTCTACAATGACTAAATGTATTGCATGTTTATGTTTGCTTGTAATTTTTAACGTTTTCATTTGTAATATTAGTATATTACAATTTCAATCTCTAATCCTTTTTATTAATAAATATAAAGATAAAGTATTAATACTATTAGTAAAGCATATGTCGTATAAAATATTAATAGATGATAACAAATACGAACAATGGCATTTCATAGACACAATTACTGGAAATACTGTACAAAATGAAATATTAGATACTATTTCACCTGTAAATAATAAGTTATTTACACGTGACTACATAACTATAGAAAATGGGAATGTTTCGTTACAACGTTCATATTATAGGACTAATCAAATCCCGGGTGTATTATTATTGAATGGTAACAAAACGTATGGGCGACAAGGAAAACGATTATTATATAAGTGCATTCCAGATGACAAACGCCTTCCGCATTTTCTTATACCGTTTGAAATGAAAAGTGATTTTAATAAGGATTATAAAGACAAGTATGTTGTATTTAAGTATGTACATTGGGAAAACAAGCATCCGTACGGAGTATTAACCGAAACAATAGGTAATGTAGATATGTTGGAGAATTTTTATGAATACCAATTATATTGTAATAATTTGCATATGTCTATTAGTTCGTTCAATAAAGATGTGAAACACGCGTTACAAAAAGAAGGAAATATTATCAACAATGTTTGTCAAGCACATACGTTTGATGACCATCGGGATAAATATGTGTTTTCTATTGATCCTAAAAATAGTTCGGATTTTGATGATGCGTTTTGTATTGAAAAAAATGAAAATACAACAACGCTATTTGTATATATTAGTGATGTTGTAGATATAATAGACCACCTTGACCTATGGAAATCATTCAGTGAGCGGGTAGCAACAATCTATTTACCAGACAAACGGCGTCCAATGCTTCCGACTATGTTGAGTGATAGTATATGCTCACTTCAAAAGGACAAGGATAGATTATCTGTTTGTTTTGAATTCCGTTATAATAATAACTATGATATTGAATACAGTAATATTTATCGTGCAATCATAAACGTAAATGAGAATTTTGAATATGAAGAAAAGAAACTAATCACAAATCGGACATATAAACAATTATTAGAATTTACACGATGTTTGGATAAGGATATATCAAATAGTAGAGATGTAGTACCATACTGGATGGTTCATACAAACAAACACTGTAGTAATCATTTGCTTACACATAAAACGGGGTTCTTTCGCTCATCCCAATATATTAATAATAATGTGGATGAAGCACTGGGACAGAAACATATTTCAAAAAAAGAGGCAATGGTTATCCATCACTGGAATAATGTAATTGGACATTATGTATATTACAATGACAATGAAAACCTTAGTCACGAAATAATGAAAAATAGTAATTATGTGCATGCTACAAGTCCAATTCGTCGTCTGGTAGATATTTTAAATCATATAGATATGTTTCACAATCTTGGTTTAATTCTTGGAAAGGGTGCTCGGGCATTCCATTCTCATTGGTTGGACAAATTAGAATATTTAAATACGGCAACACGGTCTATTCGCAAAGTCCAAAACGACTGTAGTTTATTGGATTTATGTTATAAGCAACCCCAATGCATTGATAAAGAGTATAAATGTATTTTATTTGATAAAATACAAAAAACGGATGGGTCATATTCATATGTTGTGTATATAGAAGAATTAAATATGATGTCCAAATATATATCATTTGAAGAACTCCAAGATTATTCACATTACAATTTCAAACTATATATTTTCTGTGATGAATATAAGCTTAAACAAAAAATTAAACTGGCAAAAGTATAGTTATGTGTAAATGAATATAAAGAAAAATAGCATATATATATTGTGCCTTCATGGCCAAGTGGTAAGGCGTTTGACTTGTAATCAAAAGATCCCGAGTTCAAATCTCGGTGAAGGCTATTTATCTCGCTTTAGCTCAGGTGGTAGAGCGTTGGACTGTAATAGTAAAATTGTGGGTATCCACAGGTCGCTGGTTCGAATCCAGCAAGCGAGAAATATGGGGCTGTAGCTCAAATGGTAGAGCGCTCGCTTAGCATGCGAGAGGTAGGAGGATCGATGCCTCCCTGCTCCAATTATACAATATGAGGTTTGTATATCTTTTATTGTAAATCATTATAATGATGCAAATGTGATTCGCATCTATATCTATATATAAAAAAAGGGAATATTGTTGTTTTATTTTTATTTAAGATAATTATTTTATACTACTGCTACATCTTGCTCGGTCATTTCTACTATTTCTCGTTCTTCATTAAGAATAGTACCGAGTTGCTCTAATGAATCCTTAATATTATTCAAAATTTGGTCTTTGGAATTTTGTGTATTTTTGTCGTATTGTTGTAGAAGAATTGACATCATGTCATAAGGTGTATATCCTTTGCTCAAGAACCGATCAGTAATTTCTGTGATCGGACCTTTATGAAACAATGATAATCCCACACGTACGCACGTATCAGATGCGTTATTTTCCTCATTGTCGTCTTCATCATCGTGTTCGTCTTCATCTTCGTGTTCGTATTCGTCTTCATCTTCGTCTTCATCCTCATAGTCTAAATCAAGAAGTGTATCTTCATCATTTTCATCATTGTTTTCAAAATAGTGTTGGTCAAGAAGAGGGGCTCTACATAGGGGACAGTTGTTTCCAACCGTCATCATTGTATTTCCAATACATTCAAAGCAAAATGTATGGTTGCATTTAGTAATAGCGATGTTTTTATTTTTATTTATGTTTTCAAGGCACACCGCACATTCAAGTGTGCAGTTATCAGTTGTTTCCAAGTCACTCAAAGTAAGTGGTGGTCCAACGGTATCATCATCTCTCAGCAAAGATGTTTCAAGCATATCTAAGTCATCCATTGTAAGGGCAGGACCACAGTCATCATTGTCGTCAATAATGACAGAAACATCCAGATCTTCCATAGTAAGAGGAGATGTAGAATTATGGTGCATTTTTACTATATAGCGTTTATGTTGAGTATTTGTATGATATATAATATAAACTTATGATACGAATCAATATTTATCTTTTGTGACATGCATGTATCATGCGTGTATCATGCATATTAAAAAAAAAATTGAAAAAATAAAAATTGATATGTTGGGAAATAACTCACTATAATTTTATAAAAAAAAAATGCACATTTCAATTACTAATCCAACGGATAGTCAAATATTGAATATGAAGAAAGGTATAGAAATCCGAATAAAAAAAGGTTCAGATAGGCAACTGGAGTGTGAAGATAGTATTGGTATGAAAATAGAAGATAAATTTAAACAGGGTAAGGGTTGTATGATGATTTTTAATTTGGATACTAACCAAGTAGTGTCAATAAAGGACATGAAACGTTCAGACACGAATAACAAGTCTGCTAAAGAAAATATTGTAGGAAATGAAGGAAATAAACAAGAAATAGAAAATATATTAGAATTAATGAAAACGATAAACAGTGTAGATGAATATATGAATTTTGCAAACACAATAATAGATAACAATACATTTAATAATGAGATAGTAAAAACAATGATATGTACATTGAAAACAATGCGTGAAAATGCACCATATTTAATATCATATAACCAATATTATATGATATCAAGGGAAATAATAAATAATGTTGCGTTAATGTGTAAATGATTGATAAGCTTTTTAAGAAAGTTTGATATTGATATTTGTATATTTGAATCTTTTTTCCAGATATTCTATTATTTTTTGTTTATCAGCATCGGTGGAATTAGTATAGAATGTTTTGTTGTATTTATTTTGTGGTTGTTGAAACATTATATAATATTATGCGCTATAAAAATTGAAACAGAAAATATATATTCAATATTATAATACATTGATAGAATATATTATGGTGAAGAACACGAAAGGGGGAAAAGGCGCCAAGTCTATGGCAAGAAAGTCATTTGCAACTGGTACGTCAAACAAACTTAGAGTATCCGAGGATCCATTGGAAATTTATGTGACTGTAACTAAATTATTTGGTCATGGTCGGTGTGAAGTTGTTGGGGCTGATGGTAAAAAATATATGATGCATATAAGAAAGAAGTATCGTGGTGGTCGTGGTCGTCGTGAGAATGAGGTAAAGGTAGGAAGTAAAGTGTTGTGTGGTATTCGTTCGTGGGAGTTAGAAAGTCGTACATTGGATTTGTTAAGTGTGTATGATGAAAGTGAAGTGTGTGAGTTATTGAAGTTAGGAGTGTTGTTTGTAGTGGGTGGTGTAGGTGTAGGTGTAGGTG